CGCTCAACACAGGCGACAGTTTCTCCTATATCGTAAGAGATAAGCTGAAACGGGTAAAATACATGATTCCCTTATATACAGGCTCGATAAGCCAATGGAAAGTAGATAAAGAATATAATCTGTTTTGGAAAATAGATGGGATAGATGGATGGGTCACCGATAATAACATATTTCATTTAATGGGGTTCTCCCAAAATGGGATAACAGGACTGAACCCGGTTGAAGTGCACAGAATGAGCCTTTCAGCGGCAAGGGGAGCGACGATGTACGCAGATAGCTTAATGAAAAACGGGGCGTTCTTATCCGGTGTGATAGAGGCGGAAATGCCAGTCAACGGAGCACAACACGAAAAGCTAAAGAACTCATGGCAGGATGCCTACGGAGGTATTACCAATTCAGGTAAGGTGGCAATATTAGACAAAGGAATGTCCTACAAGCCAATTGCTTTATCTCCGGCCGATGCAGAATGGCTTGGGATGCGTAAAGACTTAGTTGCAGTGGTGAGTAGAATATTGGGAGTGCCTATGCACATGCTTTCAGAACTGGAAAATGCAACTTATTCAAATATTGAGCATCAATCCCAGGAATTTGAAAGATACAGCTTACGTCCGTGGATGGAACGTGCAGAATCAGAAATTCACCGAAAGCATTTTACAAATCAAGAAATTGAAGATGGGTACTTCGTATCGTTTGACGTGAATGCGTTGCTAAAGGGTGATCTGGAATCACAAGCAACCTACAACACAAAGATGTTCAACATCGGAGCCATCAATCAGAACGATATTAGAGCTGGAATGAACAAAGGGAAAATAGACGGAGGTGATCGGTACTATATTATGGGGAATAACATGATGCCTACAGATAGAATTGATGAAATAATCGATAGCAATATCAAGGGAAAAAACCTTAATGAAGAAATGCGGCAAATGGAATACGAGACACAAAAAAGCAAATATGGACAAGCGTGAAATAAATAAAGAAATTCCCGTGGATTCATTTGAACGACGGGTATTTGCGGATGATGTTCGTATTCTTGACGAAAGTGAAGGAGAAACTAAGATTGTGGGCTATGCAGCAGTGTTTAATAAGTGGAGCCGTAACTTAGGTGGTTTTATCGAGAAGATTGAGCCAGGGTTCTTCGACGGGCTTGAAAACGATGACGAAACATACGCTTTGTTTAACCACAACTACGACATGCCATTGGCTGCCATCAAAAACAGGTCATTGACGCTAACGGTTGACGAAATAGGGCTAAGATATGAGTTTATCACACCCGATACAAGCATTGGCAGAGATTTGGCTAATAACGTCCGATCTGGGCTTGTAAGTGAATCCAGCTTTGGTTTCACGGTAAAAGAAAGCGATTGGACAGATAAAGCCAATGCAAATGGGTTGTGGGAACGAACATTGATCAAAGGAGGTAAGTTATACGATGTTTCTCCGGTGACATTGGCAGCATATCCAGATACATCGGTTGCTATATCAGAAATGAGAAGCATTGAAAAGAAAATTGAGAATAAAGAATTAAATATAATTAAGAAACGTGCAGAACGTGCAAATAGGCTACGTGAGGCGCAATTTAAAATGGTTAAATATTAATAAAATGAGCACAACAATTTTGCAAGGTCTATTGACCAAACGCAACAAGGCGCACGAGGATGCAAAAGCCATCCACGAATTAGCGCAACAGGAGAATCGAGACATTACACCTGACGAACAGATTCAGTTTGACAAGGCTTTTGCCGACATGGAAAGCTACGACAAACAACTCAAGCAGCAAGAACGCATGGCGAATCTGGAAGATTATTCAGGAATGGAAACTGAAAAGCGGATTGGATTCGGAGGTTCCGAAGACACGTCTCAGGGCGGAAAGCCTGAAGCACGTTCTCACGATCTGGTTGAAAGAGATTACCAAGTAGCATTTGAAAAGAATTATTTCCGATCAAGCCGCAGGGTCATAGAAGATTCTGATTTCGAAAAACACCTTCCCAAAGAATTGCGTGTTGCTCAAGTGGTTGGTACGGAAAACATTGGTGGGTATTTGGTTCCTGAGGAATGGGCTAATCGAATCATCAAGGTGATGTCGTATTACGGTCCAATGCTGGAAGCAGGGAATCTGTTTATTACCTCAACTGGGCGTAAATTGAACATTCCTACCGAAGATACCACCTCTCAAAAAGGTGCGATCATAGCGGAAGATACTGCGGACAGCATAGAATTGGTGAACTGGGGTACATTGGCTTATGAGGCTTACATGTACACATCCAAGATCATCCCTATCTCACTAGAGCTATTGCAAGACAATGACTACGATGTAGAGTCAAGGGTTATCATGGCAGCAGGGGAACGAATAGGTAGAATCTTAAACGAGCATTTTACGACTGGCTTAGGCCCCGGATCAGACGAGCCCGAGGGAGTAGTAACGGGATCAACCGACTCTGGACTAGGTATAGCAGCAAACACGCTTACTGTGGACATGTTGATTGATCTGGAGCATTCTGTAGACCGGGCATACCGGATGGGTCCTAAAGTGGCGTGGATGTTCAATGATAAGACCTTGGCTGAGCTAAAGAAACTGTCATTAGGGAATACCACCGCAGGATATCCATTATGGGTACCTTCCCTTCGGGTAGGTGAACCAGATCAAATATTGGGATATCGGTATTGGGTCAATAACGAAATGGATGACATGAGTACGATTACTAATGCTCCTGTGTTGTTTGGAGACTTTGGTAAGTACGGCATTCGTCAGGCTCGGGGAATTAACCTACGAAGGACTACCGAGCGATACTGGGAGAAAAGAGTAGTCGCTTACAACGCTATTGCTAGGTTTGATGCACGAGTAGAGGATGCCGATGCAATCAAGTACCTGACAGTAACATCTTAATCATGAAAGCAAGCATAAGATTTAAGAGGGATGCCACGGCCGGATCCGGTCGGCCGTGCTATCGATTAGGAGAAGTGATAGATGACGCACCGATTGAATTTATGCGATCGGTAGTGCATCAAGGTGTAGCGGAATGGGTGGAAGAGCCAGAGGCAAAAAAGGAGCCGACTAAGAAACGGACGACTAAGAAGAAGTCCGACAAAAGTGAGAAATGAGAGTAGTACGCACAGGGAGCAATCCGGGGATGGATATAACGTTCGTCAAAAACTATCTGAAGATAGACCCGGACATAACGATAGAGGACGATGTAGTGCAGGCTGCGATAGACGCAGCTCTGGACGAAACGACGGAGCTATTGATGTTTGTGACCCTGATGGATACGTACGACTTAATACTGCCAGAGGCGGATAGTTACTGCTTAGATACGGTAAAACCTGTACAGCGGCTCATTGACGTGAAAATAAAGGAGTGGGATACAAATAATGATTTTGTGGATGTGGCCACCTTAGTAGAGGATACGGATTACACCTACGAAATAGATAAAGACCAACTGCTGAATGTAGAACTTACTGAAGTGGGTAAGGATCAGATAGGGAAAGGGCAATACCTTGTAATTAATGTATTCGCCGGTGAGTATGCAACCATAGATGACATTCCTGCGAGTATCAAAAAAGCGATGCTAAGACAAATTGCAGACATGGTAGAAAGCCGGGTGGACGTTGATAACATTAAATCAGGCGATTGGAGAGCATCTGATCGACAAATATGGCTTAGGCGACAATGGGGCTTTTAAACAGTAGGAAAACAAGGGAGATAGGCCGGATGGACCGTGTGATACGACTCTTTAAACCAGAGGTCACGAGAGGCGAATATGGAGCTAAGGAGGAAATATTGTCTTGGAACGGAGATCCCAATGGACTGGAAATACGTGCTGAGCTGATGCCTGTACAGCGCAAGATGGAAGAAAAGCAGGATGGCGGTAAGGAAACGGCATTCAGCGAGAAGCATTGGCGGATCCGGTACCGGGAGGGTATAGATGAAAATGTGATGATCCGGTGGAGAGGGAATGAGTATGATGTAATAGGAATAATTGAGAACGACCGGGATCAATACCTGGTATTGAAAAGTGAGAAGAGTTCTTTGTACGAAAATTTAAACTA